TACTCTAGCACTGAAAGTTGCCCAAAAATTATCTTCAGGTTTTTTATATACAGATAAATCATTTGTATTCATTTGTAACATATCTTCTAAGAAGTCTTTTTCTTCATCAGTCAATACATTTTTAATCTTTCCATTTCTTTGTAAAGGTGCAAAAAATTCTTTTACTGCTCCATCCATCATAAAGAATGCCTTGTGTTTAGGATTTTTAATCCATCCAGCATTATTAATGTTTGGTTTTACATACACCTTTTCATTAGGTAATGAAAACTTTACTACTGTAGCTTCTTTCTCCTTAGCTACTACTTCTTCTTTAGCTTTTGCCATTGTATTTAATTTAAATTGTACATTACACTATTAAAAGAACATTTTTGAATACCTAGTGTGAATATTCTAAGAAAATAAGGAGGAATTACTTCCCCCCTATTTGAATTTATTTTAACCTAAAATTGAAGGTATTAAACTTGCAGTTCTAGAAGGGTCTCTTACGATAGCTCCAAGTCCAAAACAAGCTCTGTGATATACTGAACCATCAGTTGAATTGCTCATTAATTCAGTAGAAGGAGCTGCTGTAAATGGATTTCTCAATCCAGCTTCCCATCCTCTAATATCCTCTTGACCAGTTACCATTGCTTTCTGAATATTTCTTTCTCCATCAATAGTACCAATATCTAAGATATCATATCTGTAAGATTCAGCTACACCACCGTTAGGGTGAAGTAATTTGTTTCTTACTTTATCATCATAGAAAGAATCAACTTCTAATGAAATCTTAACATTGTTAGGTGCTAAGTACTCTACAAATTGGAAACCTGCTGAGTAAGCATTACTATGTAATTGAGAACTTACTTTTTTAATTGCAGTTGTACCAGTATTATCAAATCCAACATCAGCTGATGTAACCATCCAGCCTGAGCCATCTTTAGTTACTGCTTCGTGGAATTGGGTTGCACCTCTTTCACCAGTTCTAAGAATAAAGTGTCTTTCATCCATTGAAAGTTTACCTTCAGATAATTCACTAAGCATGTTAGTAATTAATTTCAAAGAGAATACATTGTAATAAAGAGTATTTGATACTTCCATTTGCTCTCTAATACCAGAACCCATTTTAATTACATGCCCTGACTTACCAATATTTTTGTAGTCACCATTTTGGTCTCTGTTAGTTGTAGCAAACATAAGAACTCTATTCTTTTCTTGCTGGAACTCATATTCAAATTTCCATTCAACATGTTGCATCCAAGTAGTAAAAGTAGTAACTTTATTGCTCTTAGCATCTGTAGCAGGAAAATCCATAGACATCCTTCTATCTTTCATATTACCTGGAGCTTTGTGTTGCATTCTAATACTAGAAAACTCATTTCTCAAAGCAATTGGAGATGTGAAAGTAATATCACCACCTTTAATAGATAAAGTATCTTCTACTGGAGAAAATTCTTTTGAGAATCTTTTTCCACCTACCAATTCAGAACCTGGCATACCATCTACTAATCCACCCATTAATTCACAAGTGTATACATAGTTAGTTCCTTCTTCTGTTGGGTCTTCCACAATTCTAATTGGATAGACTTCATTCTTTTCACCAACAATTACGTTGACATCAAAGAAAGCTTTTTCTGCAAATACTAGTTCAAACTTTTCTCCAGCAGCACCAATATTAGTGTCACTAGCTCCAATAATAGCACCGCTAGTACCTCTTGCTTCAATTAAAGGATAATTACGTTCAGAAGAACCTATTAAATCCCATGTGAATTCATCGTCATTGTCAAAATACTTAGTTGGAAACTTACTTAGTAAGCTTTCTAAGTTACTACCATAAGAGTTAGCTAAAAGTTTTGTAACTAAGTCACTAGCTTTTTGAGGGCTTTGTCTGTAGATAGCATTTAAGTGATTTTTATCAGTTAATCCACCCCATGATTGGGCTTCATATACCTGAAATTTACCTTGCTGTATAGCCATAGTTTAATTTAATTTATATTTGTTTACATTTTTATTTACACAATATCACCCATCTTTTCAAATTCACTTGATACTGGGGGAGTATTACTGCCACCACTTCCAGGGTTCTTACTTTGATTTCTTAACACATGGTCAAGGTCTTGGGCTGCTTTACTTTTAGAAGATTTGATAAAATTATCAATATCTTTAAACCCATTAGTTTTCATAAATAAATAATGTAACTTTAAAGTAAAGTCTTCTGGGTTTTCCATTCTGGTTTTAGTAATAACATCTATACTTCTACCATCTTGAGTTGTTTCTGCTGGTCTAGTCATTTGATTAAATAACTTTTCCTTTTCAGTTTTATTAATTTCCATTCCTTTAAAAATCTCTTTAGACGAATCTATTTTATTTTTAAAGCCTTCAATAGTTTGTTGAGTCTTTTTTTCAGCATCTAATTTAGCTTTCTTTTTAGCATTAATTTCTGCTTCATACTCTTGGGTATTCTTTTCTTTCAATAACTGTACTGCTTCAATAGCATCATTCGCATCTTCTCCAGTATCAATGGCTAGTTGGGCTAATTTCTCAGCCTTTTCTTCACTCATATTATTAATAGATTGATATTGAGCTTTAATGACTTCTTTTCTAAGTTCTTCATTATCATTCAATTCATCTTCAGTAATACTAGATAATTGTTCCGTTACTTTAATATGTTGGGAAACAACTTCTTCTGGAATACCTTCTCTTAAACCTTGTAAATAAGCCTTTTGCTTATCATTTAAATCCCCAAATTCTCTAGTAGATAATTCACTATTGAATGCATCCATTAAAGAATCTATGTCTTTAATATCTTTTAATTTTTCAGGGTCAAGGGAGGATAAAATACCACGCTCACGCATGTTATCAGCTAAAGAAGAGTAAAGTTTATCACCAGGAGAAGTGTCATCCTCCCCCTCACCTGAAGAGTCTTCTGATGTATCATCATCATCTGTCTCATCACCCTTAGCTACTTTCTCTGCATTTTCCTCACTGGATTGCTCACTAGAGTCTATTTTATTTTCAGATACATCTTCTTCTTCTTCTACAATGGATTCCTCTTCAGTACCCACTACAAAAGATGACATATCTACATTATCATCAAACTGTTCTAAATCTTCTCCTTCAATACTCATAATTTCTCTCTTTATTATTCAAATATACTTTATTAAATTTCATCTTTACAAATTTATAACTACTATACTAAAAATAATCAATACGGCAGTTATAACACTTATTTAGATTTAGCTTTACTTTTACTAGCTGCTACCTTCATTTTCTCTACTTCAATATCATCGTCATGATGTTCATCTTCTTGTTGTAGCTTTTTAAGTTCTGTTTCAAGTTTCTTTCTATCTACATCTTGAGCAACTAATATTCCATCTTCATCATACTCACCTCTTTCACTAGCCTTAGCTTGTAATTGAGCAATAAGATATTTATATTCGTTATCCCTAAGATTAAGCTTATCTTCATTAGCAACTTTCTCAGCTTCAATTTTCATTTTAGATTGGGATTCCATTTGTCTAGTTTCCTGTTCAGCTTGGAATTGCTTAGATTCTTTTTCAGCTTTACTCTCTTCTTTAAGTTCTATTGCCCTTCTAGTTTCTGATAATGAATTAGACATATATATACTCATAAGAGTGCTAAAATCCATTTTATCATTTTGAATTCCTGCTTGAGCTAACTCCTGCATTACATTTTCTAACTTCTGATACTTATCATTAAAGCTTATAAGTATATCATAACATCCATCAGCAAAAGAATCATCTACTTCTAACATAGCTATAGATTCATCCCCTAAAACATATTGTAATTTTTTATTACCTGTTTTAAAACTTACTTTGGCTGTTTGTAGAAAACATTCTAAAGCTTTAGCTTTAAATAACTCATGTTTAGCAAACAACTGTTCTGTAATATGTGAACTCTGGTTAACACTTCTTTCTACACCTCCAACAGTTTCTCTATTAGATATAGCACCTTCTCTTTGAGGACTTATACCTATAATTTGAGACATATCATTTTTAATATATTCTAAAAAGTTAATTTTATTTTGAATATAATTCCCCATTTCCAAATTAATAACTCTACCATTTTGAGGAATATTTGCTGCTAATTTACCAATAGATGCTCCTTTATTACCTTCTTTAAAACTATCTTTAACAGCTATGCCATTTGCATAAGCGAAATGTAACCATTTATCCATTTGCCAATTGTCAGGCATGGAAGCTAAATCTAATTCTAACAGTGGTCCTAAATATTTAGCTAATGCTTTATTTAATCTATCTTTTTCTACATCATACAAATACTGATATTGTTTCATTCTATCCATAGTAGAAACACTCTTAAACTGGTTTGTACTATTTACATACCCAATAATACCTGCATGACATTTAGAAGGATTATTAATATCACTATACTGAATAGGTTTAGGTCTCATTTGTAGATAAATATCATCTCCAATTTTAGTACCTTCCCACATTTCATTTATCCATTGTATTGTACCTTCTTCTCCCTTAT